CTATCTGATAATATTTTAGCTTTAGCAGGTAGAATGTCTAATTTATCTATAGCAGCTCGTGCTACTAGATCTGCTATGACTGATATCAATACAGATATTAAAAATACTTTAAAATTATCTGATAAATTAAATCAGGGAAAATTAAAGCAAAAAGATATTGAAACTCAAATAGCTAAGATTACAAACACATATGCTAAGTATATTGAAGAAACTAATAATGGTGTTAATAACATTAATGAGGTATATCAAAAACAAAGAGATTTACTTGTTGATATAAACACCGAAATATCTCGCCAGAATACTTTACAAAGTGATATTAATAATTCATATAATAATCTTAATTCACTACAACAACAACTTGCTAATATAAATAGTCAAATAGTTGGATCTAATCTTCAACAACAACAAAGTTTACAAAATCAAGCATCTATTATTCAAACTTTAATTAAAGATGAAACTGATACTTTAAATATAAAAGAAAGACAATTAGATACTTCTAAAAGAATAAGTAGAGAATTAAATGAAGATATATCTAAAACTGACAGAGTTATAGAATCTCATGAAAGATTATTAGAAATATACGAACAAGAATTAGATAAAGCTAAGAAAATAAAAGAAGCTTTAGAAGCCCAAAACACCCCAGCATCACGATTAGTTCAAACTTTTAAAGATATACAAGGTGTATTAGGACCATTTACAGTTATATTTAACTTCTTAAGAAAAGTAGCATTTGATGTTTCTGCTCAAGTTACTCAACTTCAAAAAGGTTTGATGTTATCATCTGATGAAGCATATCAAGTAAGAAGTGAATTTAATGAATTAGCTGTTGCTTCTGGTAATGTTCTTATTACTACTAATGCTTTAGTAGCATCAAATGCTGCTTTAGGTAAACAATTAGGATTCAATGCTCGTTTTAGTAATGATGCTGTTGTTGAGTTTACAAAATTAACTAAACAAATTGGTTTAAGTGAAGAAGCAGCTGGTGGTTTAGCTAAATTTGCTAAAGCTAACGGCATGACTTTAGAAGAAACTAAAACCACAGCTTTAGGAGTATCACAACAATTATCTTCACAATACGGAATACAATTAGACCAAAAAGAAGTACTTGAGGAAATAGGTAAAATATCTGGCCAAACATTAGCAATGTTTAAAGCTAATCCTGCTGCCTTGGCTCAAGCGGTTGCTCAAGCAAAACTTTTAGGAACTACTTTAGATATAGCTAAAAAACAAGCATCTGCTTTACTTGATTTTGAATCATCTATTGAAAATGAATTACAAGCAGAATTAATAACTGGACAACAATTTAATTTAGAAAGAGCAAGATCTGCTTCATTAATGGGTGATTTAACAACGGTAATGAAAGAACTTAACAACCAAGGTGTTGATTTTAATAAGTTCTCTAACATGAATGTTATTGCTCAAGAAAAAATGGCAGCAGCATTAGGATTATCAACAGATGAATTATCAGATCAGTTATTAAAAGAACAATATATGAACATGTCTAGAGAACAAGTAGTTGCTCTAGCAGGTGAAGAAGTTGCAAAACGTTTAGAAGCAGTTAGTGCTCAAGATAAATTCAACGCTGCTGTAGAAAAAATGCAAGATGCATTTGCAAACATAGCGGGTGGTCCTTTAGGACAAATAGCAGAAATGATGGCTAAAACACTTGAAAGTTCATTAGGATTGTATGGTATATTAGTAGCTATTGGTGGAATATCCTTAGGAAAAACTTTAGCATCTGTAGCAACTTTAGCTTTAGAATTAGGATTTGCTGCTTCTGGAGCTATTGCTACTGCATCTGCTATATCCTTTGGACTGGCTGCTGTTGGTATTGTAGCAGGTATTGCTGCAATGATGGGAGCGTTTGACGATGCTAAACAAGAAGCAACACAAATGGGTGATGGATTCTTTTCTAAAGGTAAAACAATAATATCGACTAAAGAAGGAGGATTGTTTGAAACAAGTCCAAATGATGAAATAGCAGTAGCACCTGGTATAGGTGATATGATTAACAGATCTCAAAACCCGTCAACTACTGTAGTACAACAAGACAATAGTGCTTTATTAAGTGCAGTTAATACATTAATTACTGAGACTAAAAACACAAATAGTGGTTTAGATAGATTGAATGCAAAACAAGCAGTAGTTAAAGTAGATAGTCAAAGTTTAGGAACAGCTCAAATTATAGGTAACTATAACTTGGCCTAATTTAATATTTATAATAAACAATTAAAACAACATAATTATGGGATTATTATCACTATTACAAAGTGGCGTAGGAAACTTAGGATGGGACGGAGGTCCAGTACCACCAGGACTACAACCTAACGTTAACCCAAACCCTCCAGGATCACGTCATGATCAGTACTCAATTAACGGAAACCCTCAAATTCAAGCTATTGGTGCTGGATTTGTACCTTTTATTCCAAAACCATCAATTTTAGAAGAAGGAGACCCAGCTAACACAGCTGCTTTTAGAAATGCACCTGGATTAAAATATCTAGACAATCCACCAACCTAAAAATTAATTAATGGCTATATTCCAACAAGCAACATTAACTAATTTAAGAAGTTTACAATACGGAAGTGATACAATAGGAGGAGGTAATAGTGGTGAACCATTTATCACCACTCCTATCCCTCCAGCTCTTCAACAACAAGTCGAATCTACAAACATATGGAACTCTGATAGTGGTCTAATACGTGGTGGATTTGCAGGAGCAACAAGAGCTTCTGTTACTGATTTTGCTCGTATAGGTAAGTTTCTTAAAGATCCACCAAGAGGTCCATTGTTTATTATTAAACAAGTTGGGCTACAGTTATCTAATCCACAGTTGGAAGCACCTAGAGGAGCTGGAGCTACTTTAAATAATATATTACAAGGAAACTTTAGTACACTTTTTGGTGGTGGTGATAATTTTAATGCAAATATAGGTACTACTCGTATCTATAATGGTGGTATCAACACATTACTTCAAGTACCTGTTAATGCTTTTGGAGGTCACATTATTAGACATGGTCTATTACCTATCGAATCTGATAGTGCCAAATATGAAAATGTTGTTAGAAATAACGATCCTCTTAATGAAGATGAGGGAGGAAAAAATAATAGATTAGTTAGATTAAAAGCTAAATTAGAATCTGATGAAAATGCTAATATAGCTCGTTATATTAGTGGTCCTGATTCTCTTGATGGTATAGGAATTACTACTATTCCATATGTTTACAAAACATTAAAAAATAATACTAGGCCTTATATACCTTTAGATAAACCATTAATAATTGATCAAGAAGGAAATAATTTAAATAATACAGATTATTCTAGTCTAGAACCATTATATATACGTCCTTCTTTAAACCCAAACTACTACAATGCTCAAGGAGTTTCACTTCAATACTTTGACAACATTGAAGCTGAAATAACATCAGAAAATAATATTCTCCCACCAGCGGAAGGCAGAACTAATAATTCTACAGAAAATAGTCAATTTGATCAAAACGTTATTAACTATTCAGCTACAGGTAGAACATATAATACTTTACGTAAAGCTATTGATGATCAACAAGAAAAAAATCAAATTGGTGATGTAACTTTACCTTATAACGATAGATTAGGAATAAAAACCCCAGAAGGAGGAATAGAATATACAGTAGTTAATTATCCAACTAAATTCTTTCCTAAAGGAAAATCAAAATATAAAAATAAAAAACATCCTCTTGGATTAGATTTATCTACAAATAATATAGATACTCGATTAGGGTTAGCCCAAGCTGAAGGATATGATGCTAAAGACAGTGTAAATTTAACACCTGTATTTTTATCTAATATCGCTCCTAATACTGCAATATTAATAAACGGAAAAAAATATGGTACTAGAGATATAATTAAATTTAGAATTGAAGCTGTAAATAATGACAACCCAACAGGTCCAAGTGCTTGGATGGTGTTTAGAGCATATCTTAAAGATATAACAGATACACCAAATCCAACATGGAACACCGTTAATTATGTAGGTAGAGGAGAACCATTTTACATTTATAAAGGATTTGAACGTAATTTATCTTTTACTCTTCAAGTAGCAGCAATGTCTGAAGCAGAATTGCAACCAATGTGGCAAAAATTAAATTTCTTATACTCAAACACAATGCCTGATTATAGTAATAATGTAATGAGAGCACCATATATGAGGTTAACATTGGGTGACTACATGTTTAGACAACCTGGTATTATTAAAAATATGACATATACTATAGGTAACGATTCACCTTGGGAAATAGCATTAGATGAACCCGAATCTGGAAGTGCATTGTATGAATTACCACATGTAATGACTATACAAATGACATTCGCTCCTATACATGATTTCTTACCACGTAAGTTTCCAACAGCATACCCCGACCCACTTAAAAATTGGAGCGGATTACCAGCATTTGTTGCTGACAGACAAACAAATCAGAAAAAACAAGAAGATAATCCTTGGTTAACATCTATGTATAATACTTCTACAGTAGGTAGTATTAAAAATTTAGGTATACTTCCTGTTGGAAAACTCCCAACTAATTAATATATTCATAAATTATGATATACAATAATTCAGACATATTAACAACAAGTATTGATTCCCCATTTGGTGCTGGAAAACAATATTATAAGGCAAAAAAATTTCCTCCTATACCACCTACAGAAAGTGATATATATGTTGTTACTGCTGAAGGTGATAGATTAGATCTATTAGCCTTTACATATTACAACGATGCATCTTTATGGTGGGTTATATCAGGGGTAAATAATGGGATTACATTTGGTTCTATGTTTCCTGAACCAGGCACACAACTTAGAATTCCTATTAGTATAAATGAAGTATTAAGTATCTTTAACAACGCAAATTAATAAGTTATGTCTATATTTAGAGAAACGTTTGAACCTTTTGTCAAAGACGAATTAAAAAGAAGACAAGATGGGATGCTTACTCGTAACCCTAGTTTCTTACACCAACTAAATTCAAGATCAGCTTGGGTAAGAATGACATCTGGGGTTAACGTTAATAACAGTAATGATTTAGCAAAAAAATACGTTTTACAAGGCGGTATTTTAAACGTCGCTACTACTGGCCAAGGTGCTAATATAACCGATACTTTCGCGTTAAAATCGGGATTAGGCGGTGCTTCTAACACATATAGTAATTTAACTGTAGGAGGTGTCACTAATAGATTAGGTATAAGACCTATGCCTGGTATTACTAATGTTTCTATACAATCTAAAAGTGCTTACGGTTCACTTCAAGAAGCAACAGTATCATTTGTATGTTGGGATATCAAGCAACTAGAAGAACTAGAACTTCTATACATGCGCCCAGGATACACTGTATTGTTTGAAATGGGGTGGAATTATGCTAAAGCAAAAGGTGAACTACCTCGATATGATATTCTTAATAAAACAAACTTAGTATTAAATGATGGTTTTAAACAAATATATGAATTAATAGAGGAAAGTAAAGGAAATTACAATGCTTTATTAGGATATGTAAAAAACTACAACTGGTCAGCTCGTGATGATGGTGGATACGATTGTACTACATCTATTATATCTTTAGGAGAAATATTAGAATCATTAAAATGTAACTGGGTTCCTATTAATACTAAAGCATTTGATTTAGGTGGTGAAGGAATATTAGGTTTACCATATTCCCCACGTGTTCCTGAAAAAATTACAGAATCATATAAACAAGGTATTATTCCTGGTTTAATTAGAGAAATATACCAATGGGCTCAAACTAGAATTGGAAATAATTTGGTAATAACTGATGGTAATGTAACCTATGATTTATTTAGAAAAAAAGTAGGTAATGCTAGAAAAGATGATAGAGGAGGTTTACCTAAACATCTACAGCCAGGAAACTCAGATTATGAGTTATATATGACATTAGAAAGTTTATGTAATTTATTAAATAAACATGTTTTATTAAATGCTGGTAAAGATAATCCTTTAGTTCAAATTACTACTAATGAGCAAGCTCCTAATGGTGCTATAACTAATGTTCCTCTTAAATGTATTGCTAGCCCTTTATCATTATCTACAAATTTAGGAGTATGTTACATTGAAAACCCTAATTGGGAAAGTATAAAAGTACAAACACCTACAACAAATACACCGGCGGTAACATCCTCTTTACCTCCTGATATAGCAATTGCTGTTAAACAAAAAACTTTTGGAAATCCTTCTAACTCTTATCCTAATAATGTATTTAAACGATTTGTTAAAAATATAACTAAATTTGAAGCGGGTACAAATTCTGTAGCAGCTATTTTTATACCTGATTATTTTTATACTTATAATTCACCATTAGGACTTCAAGGAGATATAGATAAATTAGCCTCAGATTTAAGTGGGTCATTAACTAAAGTAGAACTTGTCCCAGGCACAAACTCAGCGGGAAATGCTATTTTAACTCCTAAATTTTTCTTTCCCGATGGATCTTCTTTTTTATCATCAGATCCATCTAATACTCAAACAGTTAATTTTTTAGATTATTTTGGACCAGCAGCAGATATATATGACGATCTCTTTTATTATAATTATGATCCTACACCTCCTGGAAAATACACGTTTACTGGTTTTACTGAAGATCCTTTTGCAGAAAGTGAATTTGATGTAAAAGATAATATAGGAACATTATGGAGAAAAAATAATACTTCTAGTGCTAAAGGTGTTGTTGAAGCTCTTCAAACAGCCTTATCTAAGGTACCTTTAAATAATGCTTTACAAACAAGTCTTACAAATCAACTACCTCAAGTAGCTCAACAAGTTGCGGGAGCTGCTACACAAGCTGGGGTTAATGAAGCTAATAAAAAATTCTTAGTACCTGTAACAGGAAATAGTCAAAGACAATTAGGAAATATAGGAAATATATATGTTAATTTAGAATACATCTATGATAAAGCTATATCTAGAAATTTAGCATCTAATGATACCCAAACTAAAAATGTTATTTCTGTTAGAGATTTTTTACAAGATATATTAAGAGAGGTTCAAAATAGTATAGGTAACTTAAATACATTTGATATACAAGTAGATGATAGAAATTCTATAGGAAGAATAATAGATATTAATTCAACTCAAACCCCATCAAGTGTAAAAGATCCATTATTTGAATTACAAATTCATAATTTAAATTCCTGTGTAAGAACATATAATTTTCAATCCAAAATATTTCCAGAAATGGGTTCAATTATAGCTATTAGTGCCCAAGACCCAGAAGGTATAGGAACATTAGGGTATGATAATGCTACATTAGTTGCTTGGAATAATGGTATTTCTGACCGGTTAATTCCTAAAAAATTAACAAACCCTGACGATTTATTATCTGCAGCTAATAGTCCTGTTTCTTACCTTTTACCATTTTTAACTCAAATGTTAAAATATTTTAGTGTTATAGCAGGTACATCTTCTGGAGATGATATAAATTTAGTTTATGGAGGTTTAAATTTTGCCTTTAGAGATTTTTTAGCTCATTTAGATAGAACAAATGGTGGTAATAATAATTTTAAAACTATAATCCCAACTGAACTAAATGTAACTTTAGATGGTATTGGAGGTATTATAATAGGTAATTTATTTAAAATTAATGAAGATATAGTACCTAAAGGATACACAGGAGTAGTAGGGAGAAAATTAGCATACATTGTTACTAAGTTAGGACATAACATATCAAATAATGACTGGACTACAGAATTAAGTGCATACCCAATAGTATTTGAACAATCTACAGGAACTAGTGTATGGAACCAATGGAATAACCAACAATACCCTGGAACTATAATCAGTGTAGGAGGAAGAAACTTTAATGTAAGTGGAGCTAGTGTTCAGAATTTTAGTAATCAATCTGATATTGATAAAGCATTTAAATTCTTTATAGACAACGGGTATAGTAAAGCGGCAGCTGCTGCTTTAGTAGGATCATTTCTTCAAGAATCTGCATTAATACCAAGTATAGTTAATTATAATCCTAATCTAGCATTTAACGCCTCTGGACAAACATATGCTGCTGGTATTGCTCAATGGGTAGGTCCTAGAAGAGTAGAGTTATTAAAATATGCTAAAGGTAAAGGAATTACTATTTCTAATTATGATAATGCTGTTAAAATAGTTAATAATTCAACTAAAACTACTAATTCTAAAAACACTATAACAAATGCATTTACTAATATAGATCTAAATACTCAATTAGAATTTGTAAATAAAGAAGCAGCCAAATATCCTGGATTTAGTTCATTTAAAGCATCAACCGATCTTTCTCAAGCTGTGTTGTGGGTATATGAAACATATGAAGGTGGAAATTATACTACTGGTGCTGCTTTAGGTAATAGAGAAATATATGCTAGTGAATTATATAATAAATAATAATGAGACCAATACCAAAAAGTAGAATCCAAGAAAATTTATACACTAATGGAACAGGTCTGGGAAACAACATCAGATTACGATTCCCAGATACTAAGACACCATATGTTGGGTTTTATGTAGTAATAAACGGAAACAAATATTATGGTGGTAAGACATATGATGAAAATTCTAAATTATTAGAACAATATACATTACCTATAAATCCTAGTGCTATAGCTTCTGCTGGTTCTATTCCTTTAAATTCATTAACATCTAATGCAAATAGTGGTAGGTCTAGATACTTTTATAAAGATCTAACTTCACCTGATAACTCAATTAAAGAAATTGATAAAAAAGCATATGATCAATTATCAGGCCAATTAAGTAACACTTACCAAGTATTACCATATAACAGCAATATCCAAACTCTACTAGAAGCAAATCAACAAATGCCAGGATTGGCTGCTTTCTTGGGTGCCTAAAATATTATTCGTATATTTAGAATAATAAAAAAATAAGGTTATGTTTTATATAATTGAAAAAGAAGATCAATTACCCCACTTACCGCACTTCGATAAATGTTTTATTCATATTATAACGAATAATGACAATTATCACCCTGCTATTGCTGATGTATCTTTAATTTATGTTAAGCCGTTTGATGATAAAGGATATATACTTTGTGTAAATCACACTGAGTCTTTAGGTTTAAAATGGCAACCTCTCAAAAAATTCTTATCTGAAAAAGAATTATATGCTCTAGATGCAAAACACGCTAGATACTTCCTTACAGGAAATATAAATGATGTAACCTTTAATTATATAGAAAAACATGGTTGTAAACCTGATTTATCGTCTTGTTTACCTTCAATTAATTTTAATTTTTACACTAAATATGGTGAATTAAAAAATATAAATACATTAATTCCTATTTCTAAACATTATGAGTATTGTGAGAATTTATATAATTCTTTACAAAACTATATGGTTAAAAACACTGATTATCTTTACAAACTAACTAAAGTGTTCTTTAAAATAGAAAAAGAAGGTATTAAATTAGATAAAGCATGTTTTATAAAATACCATCAAACCCATCCTACTCCTCAATTTTCAATTAGTAAAGGAAAAGTTTACACTCAATATAATTTATATACATTAACTGGTCGTCCATCTAATTCATTTAATAATGTAAATTATGCTGCTTTAAATAAAGAAAATGGTGAAAGAACTTGTTATATTCCTAATAATGACTTATATTTAGAGTTTGATTTTAATGGTTACCATCCACGCTTATTAGGTGCGCTAACAGGATATGAATTTGATAAAGAAACAAATGTCTATACCCAAATTGCCCGAATATTAGAAACTGAAGATATACCTAAAGTTAAAGAAACAACATTCCAGAATTTATATGGTGGTATTAGATACGAATTACAAAGTAAACCATTTTTCAAAAATGTACATATGTTTACTGAGAATTTATGGGAAACAATTCAATATGGTGGTTCAATAACAACACCGTCAGGAAAAATATTTCGTTTAAAGGATATTGATAATCCTAATCCTCAAAAAGTATTAAATTATCTTATACAAAATTTTGAAACATCACAAAATGTTGAACAAATATTTGATCTATATAACGATTTTCGTTCATTAAAATCAAGAATTGTGCTTTATACATACGATGCTATATTAATAGATGCAGTACAAGACGAAGTAAATCAAATAAAGGAAATTATAAGTAAATTAAAATATCCAACCAAAGTAAAAATAGGAATTAACTATAACGAATTAACATAAGATACCCAATGGTTATGACAGAAAGCCCGATATTTATCACCAGTTATGAATTTAATGATATCATTATAAATGACATGGTAGGAAATAAACTTTTTTGCACATTTGTTGCACCCTCTAAATTAGACGAAACTTTAAATATACTTACAAATAAATATTCTATATTGTATGATAAAATATTTGTATTGGAATCAACCGATACAGATGAATTAATCTTAACATATAATATAGACGTGGTAAATACTAATTCTAAAAACGCTTTACCTAATACTATTTTACTTCACAGAAAAAAAGAATCTAACACATTATATACTATTAATGCTCTTAATGCTCTTATAAAAGAATTAAACGGAGGTGTATTAGATACGAATTATAAAGTTAAATGGGAAGATCATCGTAATGTTATATTACTTACCCAAGAAGGAGGACTAAGAAAAGTTCACACTAAGATTCACAATATCGTTAAAGTATAGTTTGGATACCCCAAACATCTTTATTATATTTACCCAAAACAAGTTATAAACAAATTTAAAAAACGTTATGGATTTATCTTTAATCAAACAGACGTTGGCCACCTTTAACAACAAAGGCCAGTCTAAGGAAAAAACTGATTACACAAAAATTTTCTGGAAACCAAAAGTAGGGAAACATCAAGTTCGTATTGTTCCTTCTAAGTTTAACAAGTCTACACCATTCCGTGAAATTTATTTTCACTACGGGTATACTAAAGGACCTATTTTAGCATTAACTAATTGGGGTGAAGCTGATCCTATTGCAGAAGCAGCACAAAAACTTCGCAAATCAGACAACCCAGATCATTGGCAAATGGCTAAAAAAATTACTCCTAAAATGAGAGTATTTGCACCAGTTATCGTTCGTGGTGAAGAAGACATGGGTGTTCGTTTATGGGAATTTGGTAAAGAAATTTACACTCAATTAATGAACATTGCTATGAATGAAGATTACGGTGATTACACTGATATTCAGGATGGTCGTGACTTTATTGTAGAAGGCACTGATGATACAGTAGCTGGTCGTAAAGTAGTAAAATGTGTTCTTACACCAAGAGTAAAAACTACACCAATTACAGATGATGCTACGGCTTTAAAAACTTATTTAGAAGAACAGCCTGATATCTTTGCTATCAATAAGAAACATACTTATGAAAGCTTAAAAGAAATCTTTGAAAAATGGGCTAATCCTGAAGAAGAAGACGACAATGCCCCTATTGCTACTGCTTCTGATGAAGAAGAAACAGAAACACCGAGTAGAGGAGATTTACCTTGGGAAAAAGAAGAAAAACAATCTTCTTACACATTACAAACAAAACAACCAAAAGCGGACAAATTCGAAGATTTATTTAACGAAGCATAATTATGGCTAAAAGGAACAATATAAATGACGCAGCATCTACTGCTATAAAAAGTTCTTCTGGAAAATCCTTCGATTTAGATAATTTTAAAAAATCTAAAAACCTATCAGAATCATCAAAGTTCAAAAAACAAAGATGGATCCCTTTCTCACCAGCTGTAGCTGACGCACTCTCTATCCAGGGAGTGCCGATGGGACAAGTAACTATTGCTAGAGGAGGATCAGATACTGGAAAAACTACATTAATGATTGAAGCAGCAGTGTCTGCTCAACAACTTGGAGTATTACCTGTGTTTATTATTACTGAGATGAAATGGGATTTCTCTCATGCTAAAAAGATGGGATTAGAAGTAGAAGTAGTATCTAATGCTGAAACTGGAGAAGAGGTTGATTATAAAGGATTTTTCTTATATGTTGACAGATCTTCATTAAACACAATCGAAGATGTATCTGCTTTTATAGCTGACATTTTAGATGAACAGAAAAAAGGTAAATTACCTTATGACTTACTATTTCTATGGGATTCAGTAGGTTCAATACCTTGCGACATGAGTGTTAAACAAGGAAATAACAATCCTATGTGGAATGCTGGTGCTATGGCTACTCAATTTGGTAACTTTATCAATCAACAGTTTCCATTATCGCGTAAAGAAAAATACCCTTACACAAATACATTCTTTGTAATTAATAAAACGGGAGTACAACCAGCATTAACACCAATGTCACAACCTAGAATGACAAATAAAGGTGGAAACGCAATGTATTGGGATGCTGCTATTGTGATTACATTTGGAAACGTTACAAATAGCGGTACTTCTAAAATTAATGTACAACACAAAGGTAAAAAAGTTGAATTTGCTAAACGTACTAAAATAGCGATTGATAAAATTCATGCTGATTGTGGCATTGCTACAGCATCAACTGTGATTGTAACTCCTCATGGATTTATTCCTGATACACCTGAAGCTATAAAAGAGTATAAAAAGACGTATGCTCACGAATGGTTTGAAGAAATTACAGATATAGATAGCCTACAGATTACTGAAGATGCTAGTGAATGGAATGAAAGTCAAAGTATATCACCAATGTTAGAAATTGAAGAGTAATGTTTGATAAAAAATTTCTTCTTCAAGTACTAGATTCAATAGTAGAAGATAAACCTACTAAGAATAGTCGTATTCTTATTATAGATTCTATGAATACTTTCATGAGAAATTTCTCATCAGTTAATACACTTAACCCAGCGGGCCACCATATAGGTGGTCTCGTAGGTTATTTACGAAGTATCGGATATGCTATTAAAACATTCCGTCCTACTAGAGTAATATTAGTGTTTGACGGACATGGAAGTACAGTCAATAAGAAAAATCTATATCCTGAATACAAAGGTAATAGAAGTATATCTCGTATTACAAATTGGGATATATTTGATGACAAAAATGAGGAAAGTGAAGCAATGAGTAATCAAATGACTCGCCTTATCCAATATTTAAAGCAACTTCCTGTATCTTTAGTATCAATAGATAAAATTGAAGCTGATGATAGTATAGGTCTTATAGCAAATCATTATGCTGCTGAGGAAGATTGCAAAACAGTAACAATAATGTCTGCTGATAAAGATTTTTATCAATTAATTAGCGATAAAATTCAAGTTTACTCACCAATTAAGAAAAAAGTATATAAAGTTAATGATGTTCTTGAAGAATTTAATGTGCATCCTAATAATTTCTTAATCTATAAAGCATTACTAGGTGATAATTCAGATAATCTCCCAGGAGTTAGAGGATTAGGTCCTAAAAAAATAGTTAAGTTGTTTTCTTTAGAAAGTGCAGATGAATACAAATTAGAAGATATTTACAAGATAAGCGCAGATAACGCAAAGAAAAGTCCAATGTACGCGAGTATATTAGAAACGAAAAATCAATTAAATATCAACTATCAATTAATGAATATACGCGAACCCAATATATCAGACGATAGCAAAGAAGATATAATTAATTTATTAAATGAAGAGATTACTTCATTAAATGTTGGTGGATTTATGGTATTATATGAGTCAGATGGACTAGTAAATTCTATACCAAATACTCACGGATGGTTATCAGAAAATTTTGGCTCTCTCATATTAAGATAGTATATTTACAAAAATAGGTTATTAACAATTAAATAGGTTATATATTGACAACTTTATCAAAACTGTCCCAATACGGACCCGCATTTCAAATCAAAGTAATAGGCGCTCTATTAACAGATAGAAATTTCTTAATTACTATATCCGATGCTTTAACTGAAGATTATTTTGAAAATACTTCACATCAATGGATTATTAAGGAAGTTTTAAGTTATTTTCATAAATACCACACTGTGCCTTCAATGGAAGCATTAAAGGTAGAGATGCAAAAAATTGAAAATGATGTATTACAAATAGCAGTTAAAGAACAACTAGTACAAGCATATCGAGATTCAGAACAGACAGATGCTCAATACATTAAAGATGAATTTTTAGGATTTTGCCGAAATCAG